AACAGCATCGTTTGTCGGACCACCCCACGACCGTAATTCACTCATCAGATGCCGCACATACTCTGATTGTGACTCCCCACTCTCATCATCATACACCTCAACAACAGCTACAGGGTCGTCTTCTTTGGCACACACTTCCATGTCACCTTTGCCACGAGTTGTACACCCGTTTTGGATTACCTCATCGACTTTGCCATACGCTGTTCCACCAGATGCATCCCACTGTACCCAACTACCGCTGTTCATTGTTTGATCTTTCTGTGTTTCATATGTCGTTGTTTCATCAATTTGAATGTCTTTGTTATATACGTCAGTTCCGTCTGCTGCAATCCCACAGCCTTGCTCGCCAGAACACCGCCCATGTTCAACGGACGCAATGTGGTTGCCAAGAATATTGACTTGATACTCAGTTGGCTGTTCATCAACCAACGACCCTGTATCACCGTCATACGACGTAGTACGATGGTTGTAAAACCCCACAGACACATCAGGGTTTTCAGCAATGTACTCCGTTGCTTCATCGTTGTTAACAGGCACATACAACGTGTGTTTCATGGCGTCTGTCTCAGCATCGTACTGTCCATCACGCCAGAACCCTGTCACATCACTAACGTCTTTGACAACACCAGTATCAGGGTGTGTAATGGTATGTGGAGCGTTGTTAAACGACCACGCTGCTTTTCGCAGTTCTTCAGCAGGCTTCTGTCGTTTAACCAACTCCCCATCAACACTCCGATACAGTTGGATAATAGGCCGTGCTGTCGTGACGTTTGGTATCTTATAGAACCTGTCTGTTTCAAACGCTTCTTCATACGGTGGTGCGTCAACTTCAACAACAGGGATTTCAGACCACGAAAAATCAACTGTTGGCACTGTATCATCCTCGTCAACAGTCACCCCAGACGCATCAACCGAAGCAAATGCGTGTTCTACACGGTCGATTGAGAATACTGGCTCCATTCGTACTACCCTAAACGTAGTATCTATTGTGAATACGTTACCTCATCGTCTTGACTTTTTTCAGTCGTCCAATAGTTCCACAACACGGTTGGCAATCGCATCAACATCAGCACTATCTAATGAATCAGCAGTTGGGTTTTCACTTGCAGTAGTCGTTCCTTGTTCCATCCCCCCACCGTTTTGTCCTTGCCGTGGCATTCCACCCATCATTTCTTGGGCTTCCAACTTCTCTGCTTCAGTCTCACCACCCTGCTGATGAACGTTCAGCGATTCAAGGAACTCAACTTCTTCATCCGTAAACTCATCACTCCAATCAATATCCACATCGACCCACTCTTGTTGCAGGATTGTACGCGCTTCCATTGGCGTGAGAATAAAGTTATCAATGCCCTGCGAGACAGTTTGCACCAATCGTGCAGTGCGTTCTGCCATGTCAATTTCGGAGAGTTTGAACAATGGTCCCCACTCGATCTCAAACTGGGCTTCATACTGGTTGCCAGTCCGATTATCTTGCAACTGATATGACCGTTCAACAAATTCCTTAATGATTGTGGTAAACACAATGTTTCGGAGTCGTTCAACCATGTTGAAGTAGTTTTTAATATCCGTTTCAGACCCACTCACCGTCCCAGATTGTGTGCCAAACAACACGCTTTTGGTCATTTCATTGTTAGCACAAATCTGGTCAAACAGCACATCAAAGTACTCTCGTGGTTGTAGTTGCCCATCTGTCTGATAATCTTCAATCGAATATCCATTTGGTGTTACAATCTCACTTTTTGCATTGAGATTGTCCATTGATTCAATCGCATTATCATAATCTTCTTGGTCAGCATCCTCAGGCAACTCCACATGGTACAGTTTTGCAGCATATCTGAATAATGTCTGCATGATAGCCCAGTTGCCCTTTTTTAGCCCCTTGAGAATATTGTACGACTGTAACAACACCGAGTCACCTTCGTACTCACCAAGCGTGGGGTCTGATAAGTCACCATCAGCAGTGGTGTTAACAGTAAGATGAATAAACCTATTTCTGTGGAAGAACTTTACATCATCAGTGGGGTCTGTGTTATCAATCCAATCTGGTTCTCCAATCAAATACCCAAGTGGTTCTTTGTACGTTTCTGATTGCGGGTCCGTGTCCATGACAATGCCTGTTGGACGAATCTGATACTCGTCGTACTCAAGATCCCGAATTGGGTCTGCATCAGCGTTTGCAGGAATCACCCCGTGAGACGCATCAAACCGAGCTAAATCATCAATCGTGTGAATGGCTAATTTTCGAATGCTGTTGACCGTAACATCATCAGCCAGTGGGTCATACATCACCCCATCAGAGTTATCTTCGAGTACGTAATACAGTAGTGAAAAACCATCCCGACGGGCTTTCTGATACGCATCAATGAATACATCAACAAAGTTCAAGTCGTCTATCAACGACTGTACATCACGGGCGTTATTCTTAATGTCAAACCCGTGTTTAAACGCATCAGACACAGGTTTATCAACAATTGTTCCCCCAATTGACGTTCGATACAACCATCGTATGTCGTTCAACGATGGTGTATCGACCAACTTTCGTGGGTCAACCTCATCAGACGTGTCTGCTAACGTTTTGTCTTGCCCATCAGACCGTCTGCTGTATACCTCAGTGAGCCGTTTGTGTGAAAACGACGTTGATGTGTCAGTAGTGACGTGTGGATCACCAACGTCAATGTCGAAATCAGGCATGTTCTATGCTAAATGTAGTAACGAGACTAGATTCCCGCACGGTTCTTTGTATGGATTGATTTGATGCTTCTCGTAGACCCAAACCTATGTGCCGCAAGCCACGTATAAACAAATGACTGAAACACATCATCATTGCGATCAGACAGCACCTTCAGTTTCTTTTTCCCATCAGACGTTTCTACTCTGTCTGTGTACGGGGCTGTCAACTGATTGAGTAGTTTCGTGCCATTGCCGTCACGATTGAAGGTTAGTTCGTTTTTCGGAATCCGAATACTGCCGTTTTTGAAGTATGCGACCATATTTTCAATCATGTGTGTTCTAGCAACCGTACAGTACGCTGAGTCTTTGAAGTTATTTTCAGCAAACTTTGGACGGTCCTTATCTTTAATATTGCCATAAATCACACCACATACTTTGTCCCACCCATCGTCGTTCCAAATATTGTTGCCGTTCTGTAAGTCTTCACGTTGCTTTGCACCGTACCCCTCATCAACAGCAACTCTGTCAACATCAAAGTCACGAATATACTGTTCGACCGTCTCTAACTCACCTTGTTTGGTTGTATCAGAGTCAATGAAATCAACCTGTAGTATATCCATTACTTCCTCGTCACCTTCTTGATACGTTTCACCAACTGTAATAACCGTATCAGAGGCTTGTGGACCACTGCCACCACCCCAGTCAACACCCATTGTCACGATGCTGTCTTCATACTGCCGTCTTCGTTTAAAGCCATCATCAACGAAGGTGTCCGTCACGTGATCATCATTGAGTAAGTCGTTCTCAGGGGTGTAAAACTCAGCCAACACCTCGTTTTTGAACTTCTTTTTCGTATATTTCTGTCGCTTAAACTCAATTTTTGTATCATCGTGAATGGGCGAAGCGTACTGGTCAATATGCCAGCCACGTATGGAATAGCCCTCAATCGAGTCTGCTTGCGTTGTAAGCGATTTTATTTCGTTGGTAATGGATTGGGCTTGTTCTGGCACAAAATCGTTGTGCAACGAATCTGAAGCGTTCTGAGCGACTTCACGCTGGTCGCGGGCCAACCCATGGAGGTACTCAATCAATTCCTCTGCTTCAGCATACAACTCATCTCGCTTTTCAGCCATCTCCGTGGGGATAAACTCATTCGCATCAGCCTGACTTACCCACTCACCGCCTTCACCATCCTCGTTTGGCGTCCAATCTTTCTGGTCACTCATCTCCCACAGTTCATGGAAAAATGAGTTTGCCATCTTTGGTGTGCCAATCACAAAGATGGTGGGGAAATAATTAACCTTTGGAACAGATTGGTCAATAGCTTCAAGAAACGTTGAGAACATCGATTCATCAACGTCCTGAAACTCGTCAATAACGCCCAAATGGCCGTGTAGTCCACGAAGGGCATCACCCTCTCCCCACGCAGAACGTGCCTTCACATCCGCCTCAGAGTGCGTTATAGAGCCATCAGGTTCCTCAATCTTCCGTTCAAACTTCTGGTGTGATACATTGTCTTTTGTACGAAGTGCATCTAACCCACTTTGTTTGATGTGTGATTTGAACCTGTCCATCACCTCACCGAACTGTTCTTGCCGTGGGGCAGTCACATCAGCTTCAACAAAGGGATAGTTGGCAATCGACCACTCTACTGCTGCTGTTGCAATCGTCGTTTTGAGGCCACCACGACAGAACAGTAAGACGTTTACATCACCCCACTGTGATGGATTCAACGGGCTTTGATCATCAGCCAAGTAGTATAGAAACTCGCCTTCTTCATCATCAGGCCCTTCTTTCGGTCCCACATCGTCGTAAAAATCATACGACCTACTTGGATTGTTTGGATGTTTCCAAAAATTCCGCAAATAAATGCGTATATC